GAAGTCTGCGAAGTCTTGGCTGTCGCTGTCGTCGGTGAATAGAAGTCCGGTGTAGTCGAGGGTGCGGATGCCGTAGGCGTCTTGCGAGCTGTCGTTGTCGGCTGCTTGGACGGTGCCTCCGTTGCGGGTGACGGTCGCTCGGTTGTAGAGCAGTTCGGAGCCGACTTGGATGCCGATGTTCGAGTATGGGATGTTGCTGCCGGTGTCGTCGAACGTGGCGGTCGCTGTCGACGGGATGGCGGTGCGCCGGTTCTGGAACGTGAGTTTGCCGTCGGCTGCTACGAACAGGCGTCCTCCTTCTGTGCGTTCGACGAGTTTGGCGTAGGTGGCGACGTCGGTGCCTGCGCTCACCGTGTCTGCTTGGAGGGTGGTGACTCCGTCGTCGATGTTTCGGTCTGCGACAGGGAAGTCGACTTCGCTGCGGTTGAGGATGGCTTCGAGGCGTTCTCCTGCGAGCTGCGAACTGGTCGTGAACGAGTCGAGTTTGGTTCTGCCGAGGAGGGTGAGGTAGTCGGAGGCGACAGCGGTCGCTGTTGCGTCTCCGTCGATCGTGTAGTTGAGGTTCCAGTCGTCGATGTCTCCGGTGAAGATCGTGGTGGAGCCGGTCTTGATGCGGAGACGTTTGCCTGGGACGATGTCGGTGGAGTAGGTGCCTCCTCCGGTCGGGTCGTAGTCTCGGTCACGGTTCTCGACGGTGATGTTGCAGGTGCCTGCTTGGATGTCGTCGAGCCAACGGGAGCGTCCTCTGCGGACGGTGACGGTGAACACGTCGCTGGTGATGTCGACGGGTGTGGTGCCTTCGAGGGTGTCTTCGTCGAGGATGCCGTTGGTGGGCGAGTCGAGGATGAACGGGTCTGCTGCTCCGGAGTCGGCGTAGAACTCGACGGTGGTGTCTAGCGGGAGGATGTGGCTCACGCTGCTCTCCAGCCTGCTCCGTTTCGACGTTCGTAGGCTGCGATGGCTTCCACCACACTCTGTCCGATGGTGCCTGGGTCTCCGACTCCGGCTTGGACGGTGATGTTGTAGGTGGGTCCGCCTGGGAGTCCTCCTCGAGCACGGTCGAGCGGGACGACGGCTTCTGGTCCTGCTTCTCCGATGACGGCGAGGGTGGCTCGGTTGACGATGCCTCCGTCTGCGAGGAGTGGGATGTCGGGGACGCCGAGGGTGAATCCGTCGTAGCCGATCGGTCCGATGGAGAACCCTGGGATGCGGAACTCGAGTCCGTTCCATGCTCGGATGATGAAGTTGATGGCTTCTTTGAAGGCGTTCTTGATGCCGTCAAACATGCCTTTGGCTGCTCTCCCGAGTTTCTCGGGGACGCCTGCGACGAAGTCGATGATGTCTCCGAAGGCGGTGGAGATGAAGTCTTTGATGGCGTCGAGGGCGTCGGTGACGATGCCTTTGAGGGCTTCCCAGACTCCTCCGAAGTCGCCTTTGAGGAGGGCGGTGCCTGCTTCGAAGATGCCTCGGATGATGGCGAGGGCGATCTCGATGGTGTTCTCGATCGCTTCGAAGGCGACTTTGACGACGGTGAGGAGCGCATCCCAGAACAGTTCGAACATGGGTCGGATGTAGTCGACGAATCCGACGATGATGTCGACGAGTGTTCCGATGGCGTCTCCGACGAGTTTGACGAGTCGTTCGACGATCGGTCCGACCACATCGACGATCCGTTGGAAGAGGGTGATGAAGAATTCGATGGCTGCTTGGATGGTGGCGACGACGTTGTCTTGGAACCAGCCTGCGAGCGGTCCGAGGATGTTCTCGATGTTGGTGACGAACTCTTGGATGCCGTCTCGGGCGTAGTTGAAGGCGTCGACGAACAGGTCGATGACGGGTTGGATGCTGCCGAGGCTGTCGGTGAGTGCTGTCCAGGCGTTCTGGATGAATTCCCAGATGCCTTCTCCGAATTCTTTGACGGCGTTGAAGACGGTGTGGACGACTTCTCTCACGGATTCGAACCGGTAGTAGGCGGCGACGAGTGCTCCGATGAGTGCTGCGATGGCGATGGCGATCAGGAGGAACGGGTTGAGTGCCATCACTGCGGTGAGCGCAAGGTTGGCTGCGGTGAATAGGACGGTTGCTCCTCGGGCGGCTGCGGTCGCTGTCTGGTAGGTGATGAGGGCGGAGACGATGCCTCCGATGGCTCCGGCGAGCACGGTGAGCTCGTCGGCGTACTCCTTCGTGAAGTCTTGGGCGGTTTCGAGTTCGGCGGTGACTCGGTCTCGGATGGTTTCTGCCATCTTGTCTGCTGCGATGCGGACTTCGTCGTAGCGGTCTCGGAGCGTTTCGAGGGCTGCTCGAGCTCGGATCACACCGGTTTCGATTTGGCGGACGGTGTCGGTGGCGAACCGTTCGAACGCTGGGATGAAGTTGGCGATGAGGTAGTCGACGAGCTGGTTGAAGTAGGGGAGGAGGAGCAGTCCGACGGTTTCTGACACCTGCGAGAAGGCGACTTTCATCTTGTCGCTAGCGTTCGCTGTCGCTTCCGCTGTTCCTCCGACCTGCGCTTCGATCTCCGAGAGGATGAGGTCTTGTGCCTCGAGCATCTGTCCGGATTCGACGAGGCTAGCGATGAAGTCTTTCTGGTCTTCGGTGAACGTGATGCCGGAGCGGGACAGGGCGGAGATGCCTTTGATTGGGTCGTTGAGGGCTTTGCCGAGCTGCTTGGCGTTGTCCGTGGCAGAACCGAACCCTGCTGCTGCCATGTCGAGCGTGAGTTGCGTCGCTCGATCGAACGCTCCTCCTGCTTCGTCTGCGGACACAGCGAGCTCTTTGAACGTGAGCAGCAACGCTTGGGATTCTTTGATGGTGTTCTGGTTGACTCCGGTGAGTTTCGCCTGCTCGGTGGCGAGCTCTTGGAGGCGTCTGGCGACTTCGTCTGCCTGATCTCCGAACAGTCCCATTGAGGTGGCGATCTGTTCGAGTCGGGCGTTGGCGGTCGCTGCCGCTTCTCCTGCCTGAATCGATTTGACGGCGAACGCTGTCGCTGCGCCTGCCATAGCGATTCCGGCTGCGCCAACGATCTTGGCGGTCTGTTTCGCTGTAGCACCGAGTTTGCCGAGGGCACCCTCGGCTTGACCCATCCCCTGTTTGAACCGACGTGGGTCGGCGTTGACGAGGACATTGATAACGGAACGACCAGCCACGGTGGAATCCTAATCCAGTCCGTACTGTTTGATGAGGCGGTCGATGCCTGCGTCGTACACTTCGAGCACCTGGTTCCGTCTGGCGTCGAGAGCGTCGTAGAGGAATGGTTGTGGGCGGATGCCTTGTGCGTACCAGCCGAAGTGGATTGGTCCGGCGTAGTTGAAGCCTTGTCGACGGTATCCGGCTCGCACTCGGGCTTGTCGTTGGGTGCCTGCCGCACGGAGCGTTGAGGCAAGTTTGCCGGTGCGTCTCGGAATGATCGCTGTCGCTTTCCCTTCGACGACTTTCGCTGCGTCGAGGTTGAGGTCTTTGAGTGCTCCTTTGGCTCCGTCTCGATCGAGGTCGTCGGTGATCCCTCGAATCTTCTTTCTGAGCTCTTGGACGCCTTCAATGCGGACGGGGAGCCTTCTGTCTACGATCATCGCTTCTTCGCTTTCGCCTTCTCTGCCTCTTTCGCCTGATCCTTGAGGACTGCGAGGATTGCTTCGAGCATCCTCTGGTCCTCGAGGAGGTGTTGTGGGGCGATGCCTGTGGCGACGGCGACGGCTGCGACGGTGTAGGTCAGGCTGTCCCGTCTAAAGGGGCAGTACCCTCGTCCACGACTTCGACGGTGACGATCTCATCGAGCCACGAGTCGAACGGTTTGACGACGACGCCTGAGTAGTGCTGCGCCTTCCATGCCAGCCAGTAGATGTGTTCCATCTTCAGGTCGTTCTCGAATGCCTTACCGATTCCTGTCTTGAATTGGCGTTCGAACTCGACCTGGACTTTCGGGGAGACGATGAACTCTCCCTGCGGTCCGTCTGTCGTGACGACTCGGAGTTTGACTTGGATCATGGGCAGTTACTCCTTGCTGGTTGTTCAGCTCGTGGCGGTCGTGATCGCTCCGGAGACAGGCCAGGTGACGGAGGCGGTGGCGAGGTCGCCCACGGCTCCGTTGAGGAGTGGCCATTCGGTGACGAGGACCGTCATGGTGAACGATGGGTTGGTGGCGGAGGTGGTCTCGTTCACCGGCTTCACGATAATCGTGGTCGTCTGGGACACGAGAGGGGCGATGGTGGCGTGAACCTCTGTCGCTGCGAAGTCTTCGTGGAAGTCGAGCGAGATGCTGTGGTCTCCGAGACCGGCGATGCGGGTGACAGCCGTGTCCCCGAATGCGGTTGTGGCTACCTCGGCGTAGGACTCTGTCAGCGTGACGCTGCCAATATGGTCCTCTAGCAAAACGCCTCCGACGGTGATCGCAGGGTTGGTGAGTACGAACTTGGCCATTGGTTACAGCTCCTCGGGAGGGGTTTCGGAATCGGTGCCGTCGGGCAGGTCCGGCTTCTTTGCAACTCTCGTTGCTTTGTGCGGGGCGATGTGTCCCGACGTGAGCAAGTGTAGGACATCGCCATCTCGCAGATCGTCATCGTCGACGACGCTGCCTGGGGCGTGTCCGCAGACGATGCGGTTTGAGGTGATGACGTATTTGGCCATGTCTGCTCCTTAGGCGTGAATCCTAACAGCGAAGTCTGCTGCGAGGTAGTTGGCGTCGCCTTGTGTCAACATCCGGATGTTGTCTGCTCGTTCGACGAGGAGCGTTTGGACGACTCCTCCGAGGGTGCGGTCCGCTTCGATCGCTGCTCGGATCGACTTGTCTCCGCTGTACGAGATGAAGTCGAACAGGCTGCGTTGGGCTGCTCGATCGGCGGTGCGTCCGACGATGATGGTGACGGTCCAACGGTGTTGGGCGTCTCCTCCTGCAAACCCTTCCCAGTAGTTGATGGTGTCGGGGAGCACGAATGCGCACGGTGGTGCGAAGTTGTCTGGGACGTGGTCGAAGACTCGGAGTCCGGTGATGGTGGCGAGCCTGGTTTCGAGTCCGTCGGCTTGCTGTTGGACGGTGGCAGGCATTAGGCGACGAGGACGGGGTCTCGGCGGTATGGGGCGAGGAGGGCTGCTGCGACGGGGTGCATGGCTTGGCGGAGTCGCATGATTCCGATGTCTCCGAAGCCTGCGATGCCGAGCGGTGCGTCTG